ACCTGCTTTTGACATTAAACCTTGAACAGCAAATTTTGCAGTTTCAATATCTCCACCCTCAACCATATCGTTAAATACTTTAACTTCTGCATCAGATAGATTTGTTGTTGCCCATTGAACAAGCTCGTTATATTGCTCTTGTCCACCTGCTACATCTTGAATTTGTTTAGTATTAGTATCAGAGATTAATTTTTGTCCCTCTATATAACTATCAACTAAAGTTTTATCTAAACCTTGTTTAGCTAACTCTCCATAACTCTTTTCAGAAAGTTCTCCATTCTCTGCAAACTCATTATAAAACTTTTCTAAACCACCTTGTTTAGTTTCGTTTTCATAAGTTTTGTCTTCTGCTTCTGCAGGTTTAGCATCTTCTTTAGGTCTCGCAGAAAATTCTTTTTCCAACGCACCATACGCTTTAGCCAATTCTTCTGCATTAGAGAATTTTTCTGGCAACCATTCTGGTCTGTCTTCTGAAGTTTGCATTTCAGTTTTTGGTTCTCTAACTGCAATGCCCTCTCCATTTGCATTGACACTAAGGTCTTTATTGATGTCCACTCCATCTTTCTTTAAGTCTTCTGCTGATTGTTCTAATGTTTTGTTACCTGTATCTTCAGGTTTAACTTCTAGTCTGTCTGTACTCATATTTTTTACTCCATATTTTCAACTGAAACATCTCCAGTCTCATTGTTTAAGGCTAAACCTTTGCCACTGTCAGTAATGTGTCTTCCTGCTTCAATGGCAACTCTTGGGTCAGCTAACGCTTGTTGAGCTAACTGCTGTTGTTGAGCCTGTTGTTGTTCTTGTTGGATTTGTTCTTGGTCTTTAAGTAAACCTTGTGTGTCCACACCATTTGCTATTGCAAATTTCTTAATGGCATCATCAAGATTTATATGTTGTGCAAGTACTTCAGCTCCTAGCGTTCCTGCTAAATCTTGCATGAACTGTAGAAGTCTAAGTCTATCACTTGCTCTGCCTAATGCTTCTAAACCAACAATTATTTTAGGTCGCACAATTTTCTTAGGCAAATCTGGTAGTAATTTTTGTTCTCTTAAAATATTTATTTTTCCATTGATGTAAGGTAGTTGGAACTCAGTTGTTAATATTCCATATACTCCACCTAAAGCATCTTGAAGTTCCTGAGCCACTAATTGAACTTCTGTTGCAGTAACTCTTTCTGCTTGTCTTTGTACTGATGAATTAAGTAAGAAAGCATATTGCAATCTTTGCTCAATTCTATTCATCATTTCAAATGAAACTCTAAAATCTGCAAACTTATTAGCTTGTAGGACTGATACATCTCCTGAAGAACCCTCAATAATTGCACCATTAGGTGCTTTAGCTATTGATGATGCTCTAGTAGTTCCATTAGGAGCTACCATAAATAACATTTTAGCTGATGCTGAAGAACCCTCTAATATGGCTCTAGTTAATCCCTCTAAACTTCTTAAATCTCCAAGATAACTTTCGCAGTGAGAACGACCATAGTCCATTCCATCTACTCTGTTAAATCTTAAAGCAATAAAAGGTAATCCATCTAATTTATATTTTGTTGTTAAGATTATTTTCTTTCCACATTCTTGATGTAATGTGTAACCTCTATCTTCTCTAACTATACAAGTGTATAAATCTAATTCTTTATTTTCGTATTCTTCTTTTGCTTTACCCTCAATAATAGCAAGTCTAGTTTTCTCAGGTAAAGTATCTAAATTAACAACTTCTTTAATTATTATCTTTAATACATTTCCTTGATTGTCTCTTTTAACTACATAGTTTTCTAATCTATAAACTCTTAGACCTTGTTCTGTTAATTTTAATAATACATTTCCAGAAACTATCAAATTTTTCAGTGCTTCATAAACTGCAACTCTGTCATTGGATACTTCCATATTATCCATGATTGCTTTTTCAATTCCTTGTAAACCTTGTTCAATAGAACTTTTAGTTCTTGGGTCTCCTTGAATTTGTTTAAATACTAAATCATCTACACTTAATCTGAAGAATGGTGCATGTGGTGGGAATAAAGCTAACATTAATTTAGAAGCTAAGTTCATTACACCTCTTGCACCTATGGATTGGTAAGGTGTACGATATTCTGTAGCTTCGTTATTACCTTTATCTGGGAATAAAGTTGGAATAGTTAATTTAGCACAATCTCTTGCTCTCTCTAAATATGTTTCTCTATTTAATTCTAATTTATTGTATTGCGACTGTATTGAAGATTTATCTTCAGTAACTTTGTCTCCATAAACATATCTTTGCATTAAATTATTTACGCACTAGGTAAATTCAGTCCACTTGAAGTAAGACCTGAACTAGCTAAAGGTATTCTTAATGAACCTCTACCAGTTCTTCTTCTAGAAGCTGATGAAGCAACATTAACATTTCTTCCACTCGCATCTGCCATTGCAGGAGCATTTTGCTTTGTCGTAGCACCTGAAACACTTGGTGGTGTTGCAGGAATTGGCTCAGGCATTGGTGGTGGAGCAGGAGCTTTTACTGATACACACATATTTGCTATTCCTCTTGTATTTTCTTTTGGTTGATTAAATGATTAACGACTGACCTTTGCCCACCTTTGAAGTAGACTTCTTTTTCAGTATCCTTTAGGTCAGCAGATTTCTCTGGAAAAATACTGTCCAAATACTCTATTAGCTCATTGCTAATTGTTGGCTTTGGTACTTTTCTTGTCATTGGATACTCCTAAAGTGGAACTTTTTATAGATTTTCTCTTTTCAGCTATTTCCCCTGCAATCGCAGAGTAACCACAGGCATCTATATAGTCGTCTATGTTATGATTTCCTGCCTGAGTTCTAGCTATCTTTAATAAAGTCATTAAATTTGCTACATCTTCAGGCAAGATTATAATATTTAATTTAGTCTTATTTTGTAAATAGGAAGTCCATAACCTAGCGATATTTTCATGGTTTTGTACTTTATCTCCATGCTTATCTTCTCTGTCAGTACTAACTAGCTTTTTGGTTTTCTCTAAAATGTCTGTAGTGTTCATATTCAAAATCCCATAGTTTTACTTTGTTTGTTTTATAATCGTACTCGCCCTCTCTTAATATTCTGGCAAGTCTTGCTTGATGGTAGGCATCATCAATAGAATATTTATTTCTATAATATTCTTGAAGTACTGCTTCCCAACATTCTCTTATTGTAGGTTTGTCATTAAGAACTCTTGATGCTTTTACTGCACCAACTCCAACACAACCTTTGTAACCATCTGTTTGGTCTCCAGTTAAAGTCTGTGTGCAAAAGTTATAATCTGCTTTGTTTTGGTCTACATATTCTATCTGGTCATCAATAATGCAAACTTGCCATGCAGGTATAGTTCTCATGTCCTTATCCCCAGAAACTATCACACAATTATCTTTGTGTTCTCCTGTAGCTAATAAACCTATTGCATCATCTGCTTCTAAGTTTGGATAAGTTATTGTGTGGTGTGTTTCTTCAATCCACTTTCTCATAGGTGCATAAGAAATTGGTTTTCTTATTTTCTTTCTATAAGATTTGTATTCGCTATCTATTTCTTTTCTAAAATTATTTTTATCAGAAAAACAAATGATTGCTGAATTTGATTTTGTTAAATCCCAATAGTACGCAATAGCCTGAGTAAATAATTGTTTACCTTTTGCAAGGTCTGAACTTAAAGTCCAAATATCATTACCCCAGTCAATAGGTTCTTCCAAAGAGGAAGTAATCTTGTAGACTAGTAGGTCTCCATCAACTAACATTTTTTTATTCTTGTTAGCAAAGAATTTATTCATACTGCTCATCTTAGCTTTATTTGCACTATGCAAATGAAAGTGAGCATCATCTAACTGTGTCATAGTTTTATCTCCTTTAGTTTTAAGATGTTTGATTTTGGTATTACTGTTGAGTTACCACCCTCATTTATTGTTCCATCATCATTGAAGTTGATGTCGCCAATAAAAACGAATTTGTTATTGCTTGTATTAATTAACCAACCCATAGTTATACAAACTGCAGGTTTTGATTTTTTTAATTGATTAATACTTTCCCAATTTGGCGAACTGCAAATATCACTCCACCAACATTTATAAAATTTATATGGAAAATCATCTGTATCTATATCTGGTAAGACAATTTTAGTTTTAAGTAGCTTCTTCATATTATTAAATTGAGTAAATCTTCTTTAGGTATGATGTGTCCTTTGGAGGTGTAATTATCGCCACCTCTTTTAACTGGATAATCTTTCATTAATTTTTTAAGAATTTTTGTAGGTATCAAGACCCAGATTTGGTCTTTTCTTTTTTCTACTACTAAAGAGATTGCGTAATACTTAGAAGTAGTAACCATTATACCTGATGGTTTTCCTCTACTTTCAATCTCTATAAATACATTACCCCACTTAACAACTAGCCTGTCTGCCTTACATTCTACTTGTCCCTCTATAGCTTTCTGTAAATCGTTTTCGTGTTTTTGACCAAACGATAGGTCAAGGTCAAACTTGTTAGTGTGTTTCACTCCAATTTGTACCGACTTTAATCTCTCCTGCTAATTCGCACTTAAAATTAAAAAATTCTTTTGTCTTATTAAATAATTGGTTTGCTATAGCTTTAAATTCATCAACTTTATTTTTGTGAACTACAAACTGCATTTCATCATGCACATGCAAAACCATTCTATAATCTTTACCCCAAACAAAACCTGCTTGTTGTAAATCATTATTAACTATCACTGTTCCTGCTTTAACTAATAAAGCACCTGCTGATTGGATTAATGTATTTAAAGAACTATATTCTGCTCTACACATTAATTTTCTTTTATCTAAACCATAAATCCATTTTTGATTTCGATATTTAACTGCAACTGCAGTTTTTAAATTCTTTAACGCTGGAATTGCTCTTTCAAATTTTTCTCTTATTCTTTTGGCTTCTGTAACAGAGACATCAAGTATTTCTGACAAGCGTTCATTTCCTGCAGAATAAATGTAGGCATAAATAAAAGTTTTAGCTTTATCACGACTAGCCAATCCGAGTATGTGCTGATTTTTGGTATGAATATCATCTTTAAGAAGTGTGTTCGCAAAATCTCCACTATCGTAATTATACAAGTAAGATGAAAGTACACGAAGCTCAAGACCAGAAAAATCAATACCGAGCATAACCATATCGGCAGGAGCAACAAAAAGGCTACGCATCTCAGTACCATACTTAGAACCTTTCGAGACAACTTGTGCCAAGTTTGGATTAAAGTGCGTACAGCGACCTGTAACTGCTCCATTTGTGATAATTTTTCCATGAATTTTTCCTTTGTTGTTTAATTTTAGATATGCTTGTTCGCCATCACTTAGCTGTCCAAGTCTTTTTTGAATTAGTAAATGTTCTGATATTAATTTTGCTTCATCATAAGGTAGTGATTTTAATACTTTCTCATTTACTTCAGGTTTGCCTGTAGCTGTAAATGATTTTGGTATCCAACCTAATGTTTTTAATCTGTCTGCTATATGGTCTCTAGAATTAGGATTAAAAATTTCAGTTTTAAATTGTTCAACTGGTACTCCTGCTTTTATTCCTCTTTTCTTATTATCTCTTTTATAAGTTTTAAAACCTGTAGATTTTTTCCAACTACCAAAGACTGCAGAAAGTTTTTGTTCAATCTCCAGTCTTTGTTTAGTCAAGGATAAGAAAAGCGACTGAGCAGTCGTCTCATCAAAATCTACACCACCTTGTTCTTGTTTTATAATCCAGTGTGCAAAGTCGTGTTCTAATTTAATTGCTTTTTCTGAATAATTTTGCTTTTTAATTAATTCATATAATAGGTAAGTAACTTCAACATCTCTTTCACAATAGTCCTGCATTTCTTTAGACCAAACATCAAAAGAATTGTTTTCTTGAAAGTCCCCTTTTCGTAAACCTAATCTAAAACCCCAACTTTCGATTGAATGTTTACCTATAAGTTTTGGTGGTAGGTTTTTCTTTGTATAATCTACTTCAGTCATATTTGACCAAATAAGCCTAGAACAAAGTAAAGTATCTAATACTTCTCCCTTATATTTATAGCCTGTTACTTTCTCAATAGCAGGTAAATCAAATCCCATTACAGAATGACCTATAATCATATCTGCTTTCTTTAGTAACTCTAGACCCTCATTGATTTGGTCAGGATTATAGGAATATACTTTTTGAGTATCTACATCTCTAAAGACCATACAATGAATTTTGTCTAAGCTGTCCAAGAAACCATTGGTTTCAATATCAAGGATTAGTTTCATTTTAAGTTTCATTAGTGAATTTGTGTAACTGTAATTTTTTCTGTACTTGGTAAAATGTGAGCTACTGAATTGATTGCTCTGCTAATAATTTTTTTAGCTTCAGTATCTCCACACATTATTACTGGATAAACATTGTCGTGTTTGATTGCGTTATAGATTGCAACCATAATTGTTTTAGATGTTTCAAATACCAACTGTTGTTGTTCAGCAGATAATTTTAGGTAGTCTGGTTTTTCTATTAGAAATGCTAAAATAAATTTAGTTAGCATTTTTTCATTCATCAAAGTCTCCCTCTGATAAACGACCAGTTTCTTTATTATAAATTAAAGTAGAAGCAACACCTGTGTCTCCACTAAATCTATTTTTAAGAACTCTACAAACCATTACATTGCCCTCATCTGCAGACTGTTGGTTTCTTTCAAAACCTAATACTGCATCTGATAATTGAGCTAAAGAATGTGAACCTCTTAAATGTGATAAAGAAGTTTGTGTTCCCTCCTCATGTCCAAATTTACCCTCAGGTCTTTTTAAATGTGAAACAACAAACATTGCACAATTTAATTCTTCAACTAATTTTCTTAGTGAAGTCATTGTGTTGTCTATTAATCTTCTTTCATCTCCATCACTTAAACCTGAAATAACTATTGAGATGTGGTCAAGGAATATAACTTTACAGTCTAAACCTTTAACCATGTAACGAATTTTATTTAATAAATCTTCTGTGGAATGACTTCCCCAATGGTCATACAATGTTATGTAATCTTTTATTTTATTCCATTCATTAACTATATCTTCATCAGATACAGTCTTTCTAACTTCAGGAATATGTATTAATTTATTTAGACCAACAGAAACAATTCCTCTTATACTTCTCTTAACGCTTTCTTCTAAAGCAATGTAACCAACTTTATGTTTGTTACTAACTAAGTGATAAGCAATTTCTCTACAGACTTGTGATTTACCTGTACCTGAACCTGCACATAATAAATTAAGTTCTCCAAGTCTTATTCCATTTAATTTAGAATTTAATCCATTCCATTGGTAAGGAATACTTTCAACATGGCTATCTTTTAATAATAAGTCTTTAGTGTCAGCTCCCTCTATAATCCCTGCAGGACTAAATGATTTAGCTTCCCAAAAACTATCAACAATCTTAGCACCTAAATTAGCTACTAATAAATCATTAGCATCTTTCATTGGTAACTTAGCTATGTATGCTTTTTTAACTGGTAAGATGTTTGCACATTCTATTGATGCCTTTGTACCTGCATCATCATTGTCAAACATAAGTACAATTTTTTCAAATTTACTTAACCATTCTAATTCTCTTTTAATATATTTTTTTGCTGAAGAAGCTCCTGATGGAACTGATACTACTGGATACTTATGATTATTAATTTGGGAAACAGACATTGCATCTATTTCTCCCTCAGTAATGATTATGGATTTACCACCATCACGCCATAAGTTTTGACCAAATAAAGTTATTTTATCTGTGTCGCCTAACCACTTAAAAGATTTGTCAGCAAAACGAATGTGCTGTGCTACCAAACTATAATGTTTGTCGTAGTAATTAGATATATGGCAATTCCTGCCATTATATATTCCAGTCTCATAATTAAATTTCTTACATGTTTCAGAGTTTATATGTCTCTTTGGTAATGCGTTTACATTACCCTCTATTAAATCTAGCACTTCTTTCCTTTTCTTAGTTTGAATTGGTTGTTCCCCATTAAGAGGTGTCCACTGCAAACAACCAAAACAATACGAATGAAATTCGTAGATGGCTAAATTGTCTTGGCTATTGCAGTTGTTACAAGGAGCATGACGAATGAATTTTTCATCTGGTCTAATTGAGTTCTTCATCTGACTGAAGTTCCATTAGGTCAGCATCATCTGTTGTGCTGTCTTGAAATTTGTAATTAGGTATATCTTCGTTTAACAAATATTCTTGAACATCAAAATTAGGACAAGTTTTTCTTTTGTCTAAATCATAATGTCCAACAATTCTTGCATCAGGATATAACTTAACTAATCTTGATAATTGTTTGTATAAAGTTTCCCATTGTTCAGCAGTAAAGTTATCTTCAGGTAATTGCCAATCTTCTTCTAAAGCACCACCAACTAAACATAAACCGAATGATGTATGATTGTATCCTTTAACATGAGCTTGAATTGCATTGTCTTCTCTGCCCTGTTCATAAGTACCATCACGCTTAATAACTCCACCATAACCTATCTTTAGCCACCCTCGTTCTCTGTGCCATCTGTCTATTGTTCTAGCATCTACATCTTTTTGTGATGGTCTAGTCTGACTACAGTGAATGACTATGTATGTTGTGTTATCTCGCATTTTTTTTCGCCTTTATTTCATTGAGCCATTCATCTGGGAATGGTTTCTTGGTTGATTGTATGCAGTGGTATTTGAACCCAAATAGTTCACACCACTTGCCATAAGTAGTTAATGATTTCTTTCCAATTTTTGTTTTTGAATTTGAAAAGATAAATCTAATATCTAATTCTGGGTGTTGTTGTTTTATGAGTTTGTGTTTCTTTCTGTCTGCTGAATTAAATGCACCCTTAGCTTCCACAATAAACTTATCATTTATTGGGAAGTCAGGTGTGTATGATTTTTTCTGAGTAGGTAATTCAAACTTAATTTTCATTCCCTCATAAACAAAATGTACTTTGTTTGATTTTAGGAAATTATAAATTACTTCTTCTAAACCACTTTTTAATTCAACATTCTTAGAAATCCGAACTCTCTTGTACTTCTGGTGCATTAGAGTTCTCACTTCCTGTTGATTTACTTTCAAAACCATCTTCTTCTTTGAAAATGTTTTGGTCTGATTTGCCTTGAACAAGTTTAATAACTTGAACTGCTTTTAGTCGTAGACTTACTCCTGCACCTAACATTGGTGTGTAGTAAGGAACTTCTTGATAAGCAACTTTCATTACTGTTCCTCCCCATATACTTACATCTGCAGGTAATGGGTTTTTCTTAGCATCAAAAAGCATTGGTCTTTGAGAAAACTTCTCTTGAGTTTTTCTGTTTACACCTGATGCTTTCATTTTAAATTTGAAGAAAACGAACTCGCCCTCCTCAGTATAAGGTTTAGGTGCTTCTTTGATTTTTTTCCCTTTGTTATCTTTTTCAGCTTTAGCAAGACTGTCTACTATTGCTTGGTCTACACTCTTGACCATATCTGTAGCGTCTGATTTGCTAATCTTTAAAGTAACCTTGTATTCTCCAAGTTCATTAAAACGAACATCAGGTTTTACAAGATGAGGATAAATGCTCTCGGAAGCGACACTTACCTTTGTTTGTATATCACTCATATATTCTCCTATTTGTGATTGATTGATTGAGTAGCCAACTGAACATTTAGAAAGAAAGAAATGATATGACTGTTCAGTTAGCTATAAGGGGAACTTAATCATGCACTAGTGCATATATATGGATAAAACAAATCTATATACAAAAGAATACACTCTGTTTGACTTGGTCTAAATTAAGGTTTCCTTTTACTGGCATAGTAGGAAACTTCTTTAGGTTCTTCTCAGATAACATTGCTTTCATCTCATTTGCAAAATTCAATAAAACATCTTCTTTATAGATTTCACAAAAACTATCACGAATTGCATCTGCCATTATTTTATTTTCTGGGACTGTGCAACCAAAGCTATCGTGTATCATACTAAAGTTATCAACACCTGCTTCTTTAGCTTTAACAACTGCTAACTGTAATACACTAGCATCTAATGAATGAATAAAATTAGGACATACACTTTGTGCAGTTTTTCTTTTATCAATTATATTTGTTTGT